TTGCTGCTTGAATTTTATGAGCGTGTGATCTACTTGATTTCCTAATTTTTGCCACACTCGCTTTCGCTGTTGCGACATCCTTAAAACCAAGTCCATGAATAGTTCCTTTAGGATCTTCATCAGTATATAAGTCAGAATGTTTTTTTGATTTTGCAGGTTGTCCTGCTTTTCTTGGGATACGAGGATTCGATCCCTCTGAAACTAAAAATCCATCTTCACGAACTTTATATCCATCAGGGATAGGTTTACACTTTTTATCAGTGTTACAATAGTATTGTCCTTTTTTACAGGAAGTCTTTCCCATCTACAGACTATTCAGAGCTATTATTATTTAGTATTCCATCTTTTAACATTTTTGAAAGTTCACTTGTTGAACCTACAAATAAAGCATTATTGGTAACGTTGCTCTGTGGTTTTGCTTTATCTTCATCTATTTCCTTTATTTTTTTATGCAAATCTGCTAATTTATCAGTCGTATCTGCAACAGACTTGATTAATTGACCTGCAACTTCATATGCTCTTGGACTTGCAGTTTCTCCTGCAACTTCCATAATACCATTTATTGCCTCTTGACCCTTCTCAATTAAAGAATAGAGATTACCACGAGTATAATCATAATCCTTACTAACATCATCAGTGAGTTTCTGTATGTTACTTTTCGCTTTATCTTTTTTAGTAATTGCATTTACATCAACAGAATCTGTATTGAAAGTATCATTTAATGAGTCATAAGAATCTTTCATTAGATATCTACTCCTCTATTAGGTGCAAAATCTTTACCATCACCAAAGAATGAACTTGTTTCAGTAAATCCAAAATCATCACCTGGTTCAATAAATGGTGTATCATTAGTATCTATAACATTATCTTCGTTATAATCCTTTGTGGGTTTAGGAACCACAGTATATCTTTGTTCTCTCTTTGCTGTTCTTGTATTTGTATCTGAGTAGTAATCGACCTGAACTTTGCGAATAAGTCCTTCTGGAGTTTTTGCAATATGACCAAACATAAAGGTCTTTGCTGTAAATGATAGTGTGTATATTAATGCTCTTCTAGTTGAAAAATCTCCTTCATAATCATCTTGCTGACTAATTGAGTTTAATATCATAGGTATATCTCTTTTTTCACCTATTGATTTGACCAAATCAATTGACATTGTAAATGCTGGTTGAAAGAAAGGTAATATCTGTTCTAAAATTTGTAGTCCATCATCTTGCAATTTAACTAAGATATTTAATTCAAAACTCAAATTGTAAGGTACAGGCATAAAAACCTTTTTCATTTTACCACCGTCACTACTATCTGCTGCCTTAAATGTTTGAGTTATACCTGCCTTACGAGTCGCATCATATGAAATATTTGTAATCTCAAAAGACATTCTTGGTAATGTAATTTGAGTTGCTTTATTTAATTCTGCTTGTTGAGTAATTCTTGCTAAAAACTTTTGTCTTGGTCCATATGCTACGGGAACTTTTATATCAGATATATCATTACCTGCTTGGTCTTGATGTCTCACATGAATATCATTAAACAATGTACCAAATGCGATAACTGTCTTTCTAATTATTTCGTGATAAAAGTAATTTCCTAACATTAAAATGTACCAAATGGATTAGATTCCGTGAAATCGACAATAGCATCTGCCTCTGTCTCAAATATGTCACCTTCATTATATTTATCGGTGGTATCATCCTCATTAAATCTTGAGACACTGTATAATGCTCCTGAAGAGAGTCCTTTTACATCTTCTCCAGCAAAGAATCCTGTAATTGTTCCTCCAATACTAACGTTTGCAATAGAAAGTACGTTTGTATCAGCATCCCAATTTTTGACTCTTGCTTGAGTTCCTGAACGCATTCCCTGAACAACTTCATTGAATTCAAAGTTACCAGCACCATTGATTGTTTCTGGGTCAGATATTGTAACTGTGGGTTGAAGTGTATATCCCTTTCCTGCATTCTGTACAAATATTGATTTAATCTCATTAAATCCTCCACTATCAACACCCATAGAAGCAATACCAACCGCCTTATCTGCAGCAGTTCCACCTGCAGGATTAGATACTGTAACTGTTGGCACTGTTCCAAAACCAACACCATTATCAGTCATAGTAAATCTTAAAACACCTTGTGCCGAAGTTTCAATTGAACAAGTTGCTGCAGCACCTGTACCACCACCTCCAGTAATTGTGATAATAGGTGGAGTATTATAATTTGCACCAGTATTTGTCATAAGAATTTTTTCTATTGACCTAACACCTGCTCTTTCTGTTGTAAAAGCAACTGCAGTTGCATTATCTCCTGCTAAACCACTCGGAGAGGTGCTAATTGAAACTACAGGTGTTCCTGTAAATCCTGAACCATCATTATTTAAGAATATCTCACGAATATATCCTGTTCCAAGAGATACTGTTGCTGTTGCAGTGCGACCAACACCTACTAATTGAAGTGTAGAAATATATCCTTCTTCTTGAACCTGAGTGTCAATAGCATCAATTGAAGTGTCGATAACTTCGTTCTCATATTCAAATAACTCACACTTAAGTTTGTAAACATAATTTTTGCCTAATTGGTAGAAAGGTTCTTCGTGTTCTACAAATTTAACTTCAAATAATCTTTGACCAAGTGGGAAAAATACTAAGTCTCCTTCTCTTGGTCTTGATGCCAAATCTATATTATCAGATGCTGACATAAAAGGTGATATAAAATCTTCAAATCTTTCTTTTGAAATAGTTAACTCTACTTCATCTCTTAGACTCATTCCAAATTTTGTTAATACATCACCTGCACCTGAATATCCATCATATGAATTTACATACGCTTCTAATACAAAATTGTCATCAAATTTTGATGATTGAACTTCTTCTATGATTGATTGTGTATTTACAAACTTACGGGGAATATATGTAATATCTAATCCATATATTTTTAGTTGCTCATTTATAAGATCCTGAACTAATCTTTGTTCAGATTCGGAACCTTGTAAAAAGTAAGAGTTTCTTGCCATTATACATTACCCAATAAAATCAAGAGGAGGAGTTTCATATTCCTGCATTCTTTGTTTAATCGAGTCTAAGTCTCTTATTGCATCATCATATATCTCTCTACCATTTAATTCTATACCACCTGGTAATTTAGTTCCCCTAAACTTAATTAAATTTTGACCCCACTGTCTTTTTATTAATGCTGTCAAATATAATTTTACGAATGGATCATTATAAACCTGAGTAAAAGTATCTGGATCAAGAGCACGGAAACAATCTATAACAATAAAATCCTCCACTTGTTGTGCTCCCCAATCAATATCCAAATATAATCTATCCTGTCTTTGATTAAATCTTATCTGCTTTTCAGTTGTTAATAAATGGTCAATATCTTCAAGATAAGTTTTTGTCATTGCGTATTGCAATAAATTTACGGAGTTAAAATAATATAGATCATTTAAAAATAATTGATATTTGATACTGAACATTCCACCCGAAATGGAACTAGAATCAAATTTAAATATTTTATTAACACCGATTACATGGTCTGGGACTGATATAAAATTAGAAGTTTCATAAAAATTACTTGTAACTGTACCATACCCACTCACATCTTGTGTTCCAGTGCTGGTAACAATTCCTACACCATCTGTTCCTTTTCCTGTACCTCTATCAATATCCTCTTGAGTAATTTTATACTTGAGAAACATTCTCTCAATACCATTATAATGACGCTCATTATAATACTGAATAGTATCATCGACTAAATCGTCAACCTGATCATCATCAACATTTATTTCCAAGACTGGTGCACCCAGTTTACGAAAACAATAGTCGATTAATCCTTGTCTAGTTGATGGTTTAGCCATTATTCACCTTTGAGGTTTGCTATTTCTGCAAGAAGTTCTTGCTTCTCCTTCTCAAAATCGTTTTTTAGAGTTTGTAATTTTGCCTCTAATAATACGTTTTGATTTAATGCTGATGATAATTTTGAATTATATAAGTTGACGAGTACATTAACGTCCACTTCATTGTTTTGTTGCATTTTTTAAAAAGTTCCCCCGTCTAGGGTTGAAGTCCAATGTGGTTTATTTGTATATACCACTGTAACAGTATTAGGTACAGATGACAAGTTTGCTATGGCACCATTGTTCCCTTCTTTACGTAAATTGTTGGAAGTATTGAATGTTCCTTCAACACCGATTAGATTTACTGAAGCAGAACCAGTAACGCCACTCTCGACAATACCGAATGCACCTGTGGTATCTTGTTTAATTATATCACCTGCAGCTGCGGTGATAGCAGCGTTAAGAGCAAGTGTATTTTTAGTTATTGCTGTTAATACCTGTTTTGATGTTACAACTGGTGATTGAGGATTGTTAGTAGATCTTTGTAGTCCTTCACTATCAAACCAAACAACACCTCCAGAATTAAAGTCTCCAGACTGATAGTAAATACCTTTAATATCAAGGAAACCTTTTGTACCAGAGACGACACTATTTGATATAGTTGCATCGGGTACGTATGTCCATCTTCTACTGTCATCACCATGTGTGTCATGGTTTCCAGTACCAGCAGTGCTTGATGCAACTGAATTATCATCAAATCCAAAGAAACCCTCTTTTGAATTTGCGGTTCCAACACCAACATTATATGTGAAACTTAATCCACGGTCAGTGTTAGTATCGATTGCGTGAGTAACTGTAAGTTGCTGACCTGTAGCAATACCTGCAAGAGTGACACCTTGGAATGTTAATGTCTTAGAACCTGTATTAACATTCGTGACTGTTGTAATACCACTTAGCGATAGACTTGCATGCTGTAAAGTATCATTAACATTAATTCCTGTAACTGAATCAACTACAACTGTAGATGCACCAGCATTCACAGTTTGCATAACAGTTCTTGAACTTGTAGCATCACCAACTGATAAAATAGGATCGTTTACAGTTGCCTGTGTCGAGTTAACTGTTGTGGTTGTACCATCAACTTGTAAGTTACCTTTAATGATAACATCACCTTCATTACTCAATCCATCTGGGAATGGATCAATGAATAATTTAGTAGTGC